CTTTTCGAATGGGGTTAGTTAATCTGACATTCGTAACTACTTTATCTCTTACACTCCAAAGTTTAAATACACTCTTTCTTGAAATACTAACTATAATGTCAGTTCCTTAACTTGTAGTACAATTCTAAGAATTCAACAATACGTATTCTTCAATTTCTTTCATAATTGAATTTATCTAACCAAATGTTATTTCATTGGACATTAGTTCATACGATGTATAATCGTTCATGTTTACTCTGTGGTCCTAGAACGTCTAATGTCTATCAGACACAGTCTGTATTCTTAGATTACCTTTATCGACTCCAGCTAAAGCATCGCATAAGAAATTATTAAAAGGAGAATTATCTAAATCACCTACAGGATTACATTTAAATGTAGTAAGACTGGAACAAAAATCATCTATAGATCGAGTGTCTTGAAAAGCAGTTACAGTTCCTAAATTTAGAGATACTTTCGGATATATTAAATGAACAACGGGGTGATGATAAGGTTCTGAAGATCCTGTAGCAACTTATGTCATTATAGCTGTATTATTGTAATCTGGTTAAACTAAGATGTGTCCCTCACTAAATGGCAATTGATGTGTACCATAAACGTACCAATGATTTGTTCCTGATGTATGACATTATCCCTCTAAATGTAAGGGTTTATTTTTTAGATCAGACAAATAATAATGAACATCATTTAATATTATATCTACTACACCATTAACCTTAAATTACTTGACAAATTTATTAAACCTGCTCAAATTCTTTGTGATATATGGGAGATTTCTATCTGATCTATGTAAATCATAAGATATGTAATCGTAGTTCTTAAACTTTTCCTTATTAATCATACTAGGCAAAACACCCAATTCCAACCATTGATGAAATATTTGCATGTTAAGATTGTGTTAAAACTAAAAATCTGGGTCATGTTCAAGATTAAACAAGTTATATTGCAAAGTATGTAATTAAGTGTCTAATTGTTGTAGTGTTCCAGGGAATAAATATTATTCTATGACTCCAGGTACAAACTTGCCATATTTAATCAATTCTTAAGGTCTGGATTTGGCTTCATTGTATTACTAATCATTACATTATGTACGATAATATTGCTAATTAATTTTTCCGTCAAATGGTCTAATATGAATTATTATAGTACGAGGTCCAGCTTCTTAACCCGAACACTTTTTATCATGTTTCGTTCCTGCGTATTATCCATTAAAACTTCTTGCCTGACTTAAACAACAAAAATATCTAAAAGGAAATTAAAATTCAGTTTACAAAAGTATTGAAATGACATTTTAAATGTTTTCATTTTTGACACCTCGTTCTAGGTAATGTGTTAACCTTTTTTCTAAAGCGTGATAAACATCATTGTCTATAGACCAAATACATTTTCCAGAATTATCATATTTATGCCAATGGTTCTTACGTTGTTCACCATAAATGAGATACTCCATGAATTAGTT